CAATGCCACTGTCGGAACCTACTGGGTTACAGCGGTGGTGGTTAACGTGAGTGTTACCCTAGATCGAAACGCAAGCTCCGGCGGGGCTATCTCAGCGGCGAGTGTGACGTATATAAATGATCCTCTGATTATTGAATCCGGCTCAGGAAGTGGGGAGCCGAGACTTCTTCTTTCTGCTGGGACTATGACCTATCCAGCTATTGGATGGAATGATACAGGGTTTTATGAGAGTGCAGATAACGACTTAAGAGTGATTATAGGTGGGAATGGTTCTTATCTTTGGACAGCAAATTATTATGGCTCGACCTCTGCTAGTGGAGGCAGATTACTACAAAATGGTTCCACATCTATTCAGCCCTTTGTGTATACAGGTGATTTTGATACTGGGGTTGGAACTGCCGGCGCCGACCAACTCTCCCACATCGCCGGAGGGGTTGAAGGCCAGCGCCTAACCGAAACCTCCCGGACAATCGAAACAAACGCCTCGGTCTGCCAGGACAACAGTGGGGTGGAGTTAAAGACTGTTGTTGCTCATGGTCTATCCGTAGATGATGTGGTACAGGTTGCTGCCGGTACAGGTACATTGTGCGCCAATCTTTCCGCTTCCACAAACTATTACGTTCTGGCGGTGGGGACTACCACAACAGCGACACTATCTGCATCCAGAGGTGGGAGCATTGTGGCTTACTCGTCCACGGGTACGGCTTTCACCAGTTATAATCTGGAGATTACCGTTAATATTTATGGCGCCGTCGCTGATCAATTACGTGTCATCGGAAATAATTCAGCAGTGGAATTGGAAGACGATGGTGGAAATCTTTCTCGTATAAAGTCGGGCAACTCTCAATTAACAATTTCAGCAGACCCTGATAACACTGTTGCGAGCACCGACATGGTGTTCGAGATAGATGGAGCAGAGGTAGGAAGATTTCAACAAGGCCTTGGATTTCAAAGCGTGAAAGGATTTGCAACGCAATTATGGGATATAGCAGGTGGAAATTGGGAAACTGCAATAATAAACACAGAATATTATAGTCCTAATCAATGTGGCGGAATCTATGGAGTTATTTATAGGCAGTATTTTAATACAGTTTTAACCTCAACTAATCCACGACTTGATACTGGAAGTATCGTTACAAAAATGGTAGATTATGTTCTTCATACTAAATATACAACAGCAAGCCGAGGTCTGGGTCATGGTAATATGACCGCTTATGGAAGTAGTGATGATCACGCCTATCTTATGTTAAGTGCTGCATCTGGTGGTGGAAATTTGTCTTTAAACCTTACTGGTTATACAGTAATTACTGGTTGGGTTGATTATACGAAGTAAATATGCAACTGGATTTTAAAGGATGAAAAGTATGAAAAAACTATTTATGATAGGAATGATTGTTTTGTCTTTGTCGCTCGTTACAGGTTCACGAGCGGCTGATGTGGAGTTGAAAATTACAGTCCCAGATGCCTGGGTTAACATTACGATAGCGGCTATAAATTCAAAATGGCCGAAACCGAAGAAAAAGGAGGGGCAAAGCGATACCATGCTCCCCACCAAGACTGTTCCCAATATAAGGTAAAGGGTAAAACGAAAAAGTAAATCCCGAAAGAGCCTACTCATCTACGGCCCCATTCTGATGTTGGAATTCATAGGAAATAGAGTATGAAAAAAGTAATTGTAACGGCGGCATATTAAGGTGTGGAAATATCAGAACCTACTTATTTCCGACCATCAAGAGCGTGGATAGTCCAAGTGACACGAAACAAAGTCAATGAAGATGGTGACACAGAATTGTTCGACCTATATTTCACCTTTGACGGAGAGGAAGCGGAGAAGGATTGCATAGAATGATATTAACGGGAGAGATTGAATAATGACGCTAAAAACAGAGATAACAACTGACCCTTTAGGCCGGGGTTATTCCGGCCTGACAGACCTTGAAGTGGCAAACGATTTAAACATCGTATATCGGACCCAGGATGTCGAATCGGTAACAGGGCAGGATATATTTGAGGCTGTTGTACGGTCTGAATATGTAGCTCTTTCGGCAGATGATAAGGAGTTGCTCCATGTCATAATCAGCATGGGAAGCATCCTTGTCAATGGGACAAATACTAAAGCTGCGTTGCTGGCAATGTTTGGAGGTGGAACAACTACACGAACAAATCTTGCTACCCTCCAAATAAGGGACGTAAGCAGGGCGCAAGAACTTGGCCTTCCCTTTGTCTATGAGGGTCATATACAGGAGGCTCGTTTATAATGCCTAATAATATTTTATATGTAGTTGGAACTCCTATCGTTTATGCTGACACCACAGATTACAGTCCTACGGCAGCAAGAACACTGGGAACACGAACTGACCAGATCGATGTTACAAGTTTGGCGGCGGCAGCAGCACGGCAAGGAGCCAAGGTTGACTTAGGTGCTACCCGTGCAATGCTTTACGATGTACGGATTAACTTTGAAATAGCCGCCGATCCGACAGCGGGAGGTTCGGTAGGCTTATATTGGTCGCCTTCACAAAGCACTACAGCTAATGTTGGTAATGTTGGACATTGTACCGGCGCTGATGCTGCTTATGCTGCAATAGCTGGATACACCCTTGCAGAACTTTTGACACATCTTCATTTTATCGGGGCTGCTCCAGTAGCCGTTCAGAATGATGGTGATGGCGTACAGTCGGCTCATGTTGGTGTGTTTTCTCCGACAGGCCGATATGGAAGTCCGGTTATCGTCAATAGTTGCAGCCAGGCCTTTCATGGCGATGCTGTTGAGTTCGCCATATTACTTGAACCCATGATAGCACAGATTCAATAATGTATAACATTTTACACAGATATCAAAAGCCTTGGCCTTCTGAGTTTATAGACCACAGCCACCCACTTGCCAAGGGACTCGTAGGCGCTTGGATTATGAACGAAGGGGCGGGAAATAAGGCTTTCGATGCAAGCGGAAATATAAATAGTGGAGATTTGTTATCTGGCACTAAACCAATTTGGACACCTGGAGGTCTAGATTTTGGGACGATTGCCGAAGAAAAACGGGTTGATATTCAGTCAAAACTATCAAACTTTTCTGGCTCGAATTCTACAATACTATTTCGGTGCGCAATACGAGCATGGGACGCTAATGGTTTTATTTTTTTTGGCACAAATACAGGAGCAAATGTTTATTGGTTTTTCCAAAATAATGGGGACGTTCGCATTCACAGTGTTAATCAGGGTGCGGCTGGCACAGCGACATTTGATGATGGTATTTATCGTAATTATGCTATGACGCATCGTGTTACTGGCGGCTCTTTTTATGTCAATGGCGAATTCGTAGTTTCAGGGCCGCAAGGGGAAGCGCTTCCGAGCGGAGCAAAAAATTTCCAGATAGGTCGCTGGATTGGTGGCAATGACTGGACGTTAGACGGTATCATAGAATATCTTTATGTCTATAACCGAGACCTACCCCCCACCGAAATCAAATCCATCCACATCGATCCCTATCAGATGTGGGGTGATCCTATGCTTTGGTTGGCGGGGGCAGCGGTGGCTCCGGTGGGTGCTGTGGGCCTGTTGGTTGGTGGCGGTATGGGACTGACAATGGGAAGCAACTGTAATTTAATGACAGGGTAATAAGCCATGAAACAAGAAGTAAAGATAGACCAGGCTGATTATACGATATTTATCTTAGTGCGTGATACGTCTGGTAACGCAAAGACCGCCCTTGCATTCGGTGATATCGATCTTGCTTATGCTCGCGTTGAAACAGATAATGATGTAACGACAACCGATGTTGCCCCGGTGGACTTAGTTACACCGCTACTAACCGATCCGCATCTTGATTGGGGTTTCTTGGAAGTGGCCGCAGCCGATCATCCAGGGTTATATAGGCTTGATATAGCCGATGCGGTTTTTGCGACAGGTGCCTGGTCTTCTGTTGTTACGCTTACGGGCGCTGGGCTGGAACCGTCTCATTGCGAGTTTATGCTTGTACCGGAAGAGCCTTATAGTCGAATAGTTCCTGACGCTGCGGGTGTTGCACCAACAGCCGTTGAAAATCGGCAAGAAATGGACAATAACTCTACCGAACTTGCCAAAATAGGTACAATTCCGGCACTTGATGGAGCAGGGCAAACTATCGGCGCAGCGATTGGTAAGCTTGCCGATGATAATGCAGGTGCCACTTTTGATGCTGGAACTGATAGCCTTAATAAAATTAGAGACGACAGAACGCTTCCGGCGGCTGATTATACCATAGTTGGTGATCTTGGCACAGTTCAATCAGCCGACAATAACACCATACTTTCACATGCCGACTATGGGAACGCTAAACTTGTTAGGTCAACTACTCCGGCAAACAAACTCGACGTTTCAGCGACAGGTGAAGCTGGACTTGATTTCGACAATATCAAAGACGCGACCGCGCCACACGCACTGACGAATATCACCGTACCGGTAGTTACGACCAATACTGATACAGCGATTGAACTTGCAAAAGTACCAAAATCCGACAGCAATGTATCATGGAACGCCACCGCTTTAGGGGCGATTGAGGGCGAGGTTGATGATGCAATAGCTACGGCTAAACTTGATCATTTAGTCCAAACGGCTGCGGCTGAAGATGAGGTAGCTGACAATTCTATCATTGCAAGACTGGCCGCAACCGAAGGAGATTGGTCAGAATATAATGATGAGAATCATTCCTTGGAGGCAATCAGGGTCAGAGGTGATGCAGCATGGATAACAGGTGGTGGAGGTGGAATTTCTGATATTCTAAATGTCCAATCGATGATACCGAATGAAATTGATTTAGCTAACACAGTAACGATTCGGCTGGCACTTGGGCTTACTAACATGCTTGATGATTTACCTTCAACCGTAGAGATCACACCCGGTACAATTACGATTGATAGGAAGGCGATAGGCGGTACATCTTGGACAAATATAGAAAATGCCGTTGCATGTTCTGAAGCCGCAGGGCTAATTTATTATGATGAGGTTTTTGACACTGGGGCCGGATACCTTGAGGGGGACTCTATCCGGATAACTTTCAAGAGCCAGAAAATCACTGTGGCTGCAAATGATTATGAGATTACAGACGCTACGGGTTGGATATTTCAAACCAGTATCCGTCAAACAATGGTTGGGACAAACGGAGCGAACACCACCGTTCCAGATGCAGCCGGTGTTGCACCAACGGCTGATGAAGTTCGAGACGCAATCCTTGACGATGCCACGCGGTTTAGTGGTGGGAACATTGATGTGGCGATATCTTCAAGGGGAACTGCCGATGCAGGTGACGCCATGAACCTTGCGGCGGATGCGATTAAAGCGGTGTCTTACGACGAAACATCGGCATTTCCATTAAAAGCAGACGATTCGGCAGCTACGCAAATCGCAAGGGTCGGGGCAGATGGGGATACGCTTGAAACATTAAGTGATCAGATAGACGATGTTCCAACAGTTGCAGAATTTAACGCACGGACGATTGTATCCGCTGGTTATGTTGTGGTCGGTGATACGATAGCAGGTGTAACCACAGCCACAAATTTAACAAACGCCCCAACATCCGGTGACTTGACCGCAACTATGAAAACCAGTGTAAACACAGAAGTGCTTGACGTTTTAAATACTGACACTTTCGCGGAGCCTGGACAGGAAGCGCCACCGGCAACGACTTCGCTGGTTAAAAAGATCGGGTATCTATACAAATTTTTAAGAAACAAGATAATCACAGATGCGACAGGAGTTGAAGTTTACAATGATGCTGGGGCTGTTGTCGATCAAAAGTCAACCATATCGGACGACGGGACTGACTTTACAAGAGGAAAATTTGGGAGTGGTCCATAATGGCGATTGACAGCGCATTAAAAAGGTTTTCAGCGACTAATATATTGATGCCATTCAGGGGCGGTTGCTATCCGGGGGTTGCCGGGATTGTAAAGGCAGAACGACAAGCGGTTACATATTTATATAGTGGAATTGCGGCAGCATCACCTATAACCATAGACGGCCAGGTATCAACCGGATTTGCATCGGCAAAAACAGGCCAAGCCTTTACGTCAGCACAACCCAAAAAGACATTTTCCGGTGGCAGGCCAACGGTAACATTTACATAAGGGATTAAATGAAAGCGACATTAACATCATCGGCATATCCAAGCGGCGGCTATCAAATTACATCTGCGTTTACAGATGAAGATGGTGACGACGTAACCCCGAACGCCGGGCTTACCTGGACGTTAAAAGACGATAAGGGTGATGTCATTAACTCGCGCACGGCGGTTGCTATGACCGAGGCGGCAAGCATCGAAACGTGGCTAACCGGTGATGACCTTGCAAGTCAAGGAGTCGAAGATAACGGGCTGCGGGTATTCAGTCTCGATGGAACGATTGACAGTGATGGTGTTTCAGATATACCAATTGATTCAGCGGTTATATTCCCGATTGACGTACTTGTGCCGGTATCGCTGAGGCAAGCCAAGGAGCATTGTCGAATTGATCATAACGAAGATGACATACATTTATGTTATCTAATCACCGCCGCAAGGCAAAAAGCAGAGCAGTATTTGCGGCGCAAATTAATGACCCAGACCGTGACATATTATTTTGATAGTTGGCCGGATGGTAATGTTTTAGAACTGCCATACGGCAAGATGGCATCGGTAGCGACCATTAAATATAAAGATTCGGACGGTGATCAGACAACCTGGGATAGTGATGAATATATCGTTGAGGTCGGTAATGCATTTGAGCCGTCAAGGGTGGTGCTATCATATGGATATGCATGGCCGTCATTTACGGCATATCCAAGCAAGCCGATTGAAGTAATTTACAGTTGCGGATACGGGGCAGATACCGGGGATGTGCCGGGCGCGATTACGTCTGCTATCAAGATTATGATTAGCGATATGTATGCAAATCGTGAAAGCATTGTAATTAATATGACACCGCACAAGCTGAACACTGTTGAAAATCTGCTTTATCCTTATCGGCTTTGGGGGTTTTAAATGATCCGAGCCGGTGATTTAAGACATAGGATGGCGATTGAGGAGTCTACACAAACGAGTGATGGACTTGGCGGATTTACAACCGTCTGGACCGATGTATCCGGCATGAGCAAAGTCCCGTTTGCTCTTTGGCCCCTAAAGGTAGACGAAATTACAGCATACAAAGCAGTACAGGCGACCATGACACACAGGATCAGGATGCGATACAGATCGGGTGTTGTTCAAAAAATGAGGGGGGTTGAATCGGGGGGCAAGACAGCTTGTGGAATAACCTCATGGACTAATGTTAATTTAGACACTTATAACGAAGTGGGCGACATATCGATCACGGCAAGCGCAATCGGCCAATACTGCACCCTTCCGATTGCAAACGCCCCGACCACCATCGGCAAGCGATATCGTTTATATTACGACCTGGCCAATATCGTTTCGACTTGGAAGGTCCGGGATTTTGGGGGAACGCAGACCCTTGGAACTATCAGTGCAAATGCAACACAAGCGACCATTGAATTTACGGCTGCAACTGCCGGAGGTTTAAGACTTGTGGCGGTAGCGGCAAATTCATCCGGTGATTTTGATAATTTTAAATTGCAGGAAATCCGGATTTTTAAGTTTATGCCACCTACAAATATGGGCGAAAAGGATGTTGCCCTTGAAATAATAGTTGAGGAGATTACGGATCAGTAAGGAGGGGAATATGGATTATAAGTCTTTGCTTAAAAAATACATTCAGTACATTTACGATCATGAGGGAAACGACTATCTTGGTCGCCATCAACCAGAATGGGTTTCAGTTGTTCCGTTTACGGATAAGGAGTGGACGGAATTGAATCAGTTAAGACCGTTCAATGATCGATATTGTGAGGGATTTCGTTTTCCTATTGGCAAGGGTTGTTGGAAAAAAGCTACAATGATTGAAGGGGTTACGGATAAGTGAATCTTGAAGCGACAATACACGATGATTGGAATCCGGGGAATTGGCTGAAAGAAGTTGATATAAAAATGGGCCAATTAGAGAAGTCAACCGCCGAAAAAATTGCAGCGGATGCGCGAACCCTTGTCCCAGTAGACAACTCGGAAGGTGCAGATAAAGAGCATTTAAAAAACCGGATAGAGGTTAAGGCGAGTAAATACTATCAGGGGGGGTGGACCGTTATTGCACAAGGGCCAGGGAATTATACAGTCTTTTACGCAAGTTTCATCGAGCTAGGATATTCTACAACCAGGAAACATATACCGGCCCAACCCTACCTCCGCCCCGCTCTAAAGAAAAATCAATCAAAATTTATAAGTTCGATCAACAATTCTTTCTCAGGTGATTAAATATTGAACGCACTCCTTACCGCTATATTCACACGATTTACCGGATCGGACTTTTCATCCGATATCGGGGGTCGGATGTATTCAAGGTATGCACCACAAGGGGTCACATTTCCGTATGCCGTGGTATCAATTCCAGTCGGGTTGTCTGACTGGATGTTTGTAGAACGCTTTGACGATGTTGATGTGCAATTCAATCTATTTTCGCAATCGACTTCTGAGGTTGAAATCGGAACAATGCTTACAAATTTACGGGCGCGATATGATGATACGACCTTGACGGTTGTGGGGTATACTTTTTTATATATGCAACACGAGAGGTCGCTTGCATTATCAGACCCGGAGTTGAATATCAGACAATACTCCGTCTTTTATAATATATTATTGCAAGTTTAAAGGGCCATTAAAGAACCATATAGGGCGTTAATGTGTCATTAATGTGCCAAATGTGCAAAAGGGGGAAGCATGGATGCAGAAGAGTCAAGAGTCGAAATCGTAAAAACACAAGAGCGGATTGCTGGAATTTTAAGGGGACTGCAAACAACAACCGGATTAAATGTGGGGAGCATTAGGTTGAATACCGAAACAGAGGCTTTCGGTGATGATGACATCTATATAGAAATTCAAATGTATTTAATGGGGGGATGATATGTGGTGGATATTTGGGGGGATAGTGGCCTATTTGTTAATAAAAAGATCCTCTTATAACGATGGGCTCATTGACGGTGTGGGTATTGACACTTCGGATCTTGATTCAATTGACATTTGGTCACCAGATACAAGTGGATATTGGGCGGCTGGAAGCGGGCCTATATCGAATGAACCATTTGTAACAGTATCAGATGTCAAGGGTAATAATTGGAAGGATCGGTTACCATCTTCAAAGAGATTAATGGGGGCTTAAAATGTATTTAAATATTCTGGAGAATCCAAAAGTAGCAAAATACTATACACCAATTGACTTAGATACTAAAAAATCAATCAAATATTGCTTCGCGGCTAATGATGAAACTGGTGAGTATAAAGTCTATTGTTGTGACGAGAATGGTCGTATGATTTTGTTGTATGATGATAATAACGAGCAGTGTTTTCCGGGGGTAGTCAAAGAATTTGACCTTAAAACAGGCAAACCGGTTAGGAATTACGATACGCACTTTAAAACCGAAACAAAAAAAGGAAATATTCGGTTAGTCAAAGATTGCGAAAAGGACGAATTTATCAGGGGGCTTAAATGAACGAGGGGCAGGCAACAAATTGGATCGAATGGGCAGACAAGATTCGGGAAAAGTTGGAAAAAGGGGAGCGTAAGTTTGCAATCGGGTTGCCGCTTACAGACGAAAAAGTTTATAGGCATTTTATGGAATCGTTTCTGGTAATGGAAAAACCAGATTTTACACTACTAAACCCCAA